GGCAGCCGAAATCGGGCTGTTCTGTCCCACGTTCAACACTTCGTAGCCGCTGTACGAGTTGGTGTTGTTGGTCGTCGCATCGGTGTACATGATTTCTTGCAAAATCACGTTACCGCCCGAGAACGTCTTAACGTTTCCTCGGTCACGCAAACGCCGCAGAAGGGCGTTGTTGTTCGTCACGTTATCAGCGAGTTCGCCGCTACGGCTCTGAATCGTAGTAGCGATGATGTCGCTGATACTAGAGTTGGCAAATGCCATTGAAATACTCCTATATCAGTTAATTAAAAACGCGCTTCCAGATCGGACATAGCGTCCTCTAAAAGTGCGCGACGGGTCGCTGCCTTGGGAGCCGTGTTCGCGCCGGGTGTGGCGCTTCTGACACTCACCGCTGCTGCTCTGGCTGTTTTTGCAGCCTTGTTCATCACTTGCGCTTGCTTTGCAACAGTCTCGGCCTGTTTAGCCTTACTGACCTGCTCAAACAAGTTGGAATCTAGTCTAATGGCCTTTTCATAGGCTTCGTCCAGCGTTTCTGCCATGCCACTCTGTAGGAGTTGAATCATGGCCGGTCGGACGTCCTCAAAATGCTCGGCCTTTAGACTAAATTGGTTGATTTCATTCAACAGGGTTTGATTTTCCATCATTTCCTGTTGTTGTTTCCACCCCATTACCTCGCCACGAACCTGATTCAGTTCGTTTTGTAGTTGCCACACTAACGGGTCAACCGAGTTGGTGGAAGTTTGCGGTGCTTGACCGCCTTGTGCTTGCATCGCGCCAAGGTTGATACCGTATGACTGCGCGAGTTGCTGAAAATAAGCGAATCGGGTCTGCGGGTCGCTGTTGCGGAGCTTGTGATCGGCTTCCATCAATGCAGAAACCGCTTTTTCGGGCGTCAATCCCAAGCCTTGCAGCGTCGTCATGTACGGCTGCAACACTTCCTGCATCGTATCGGCAAATTGTGCCTTGGACAGCAGCGGCTCTACGCCTCGGCGCATCTGCTCCTCGCGCTGCCAAGCGTATTCCTGCATCTTTGGGTCGGCTTTCTGCCAGATTTCGTGATAGTCCTTCTTCCACGACGCCGGAGGACGACGCCATACCGGCGGTTCTTCCTCTGTTTGCGCTTCTTCGGCAGGTTCCTTGGTTTTTGCAGACGCAAAACGCCCGCTGTTGTCGCGGGTGACGGATTCGGCGGGTTCGCCGCGCTCCACCGCCTCCAGACTCTGCTCAATCAGCGCTCGGCGGTCAGTTACCTCGGCCTGTGGGGCTTCAGCGTTATCAATCTGGTCGGTCACGTTAGCCTCTCCTGTGGGGATTGGTGAAATTCATCTCTTGCCGTATCTGTCGGATTAGGCGGTCTGCCTGTTCGTTCGTAAAACGCTTGTTCACTTCGTATTTCAAGCGTTCTAGGCGCGATTTGTCTTCGGTGCGCTTGGGCGCGTGCTTCGTCGGGTCTTCGTTCCCGACTTCTATGCAGTTGTGCGCCTTGAGGTGTCGGCGGTGCATAGAACGCGAGGTGATCATGGAGCCGTCAACCATGCTCTTATAAGGCTGAATGTCGCCTTGGACATAGTGATAGCGGCCCTTGGAGTCTTTCGTGCGCTCCACAAACTCGCCATCCATGTAGACGTAGGTGCGTTTCATTGCTCAAACGGTGAAGTTGGCATGGTTTTGCCCATCTGCGCGATGATGAGCTTGGTCTGGGCGTCCATATCGGCCTTGTACCGATCTGCCATCTGCTTCTGTTGCAGTTCAGCGGCCTTGAGGCGTGCCTCAAAGTCCATCTTCTGCTGCTCCATCGCCATCTTGGCTTGCTGACGGATTTGCTCCATCTGCAATTCGTGTTGCATCTTGGCTTGCGTGAGCGCCGACTCCATTTGCATCTTGGACGCTTCCATTTGCCCGCGCTGCTGCATGGCCGCTTGCTGCATCTGCTCTGCACCGTCGGGGCCACGCTGAGCCGCTGCTTGCGCCAACTGCTGCAACGTCTGGTCAATCTGGCCCTCAATCGGGCGCGCAGCCTTAAACGCCTGCATACCAAAGCGCATCAGTTCCATCATCATCGGCACCATCTCGGGCGATGCTTGACCGACCGGGAGCGCTTGGGCGAGGAAGCCGCCAAAGGCTTGCAAGAACTGCAAGCGGTCTTGCTTCATCTGCGCTTCGTCAATCTGGACAAGGCTATCGGCGGCAATGTCCACGCGGAAGTTACGCAGCGGCTTGTCGCGCAGCAGTTCCAACGCTTGCGGGATCAACTGCTGATCCGCTGGCGTCATCTGCTGGGCGGCGGCGTAGGCCAGAATCGTCTCGGGCTGGTAGTGCAAGCACATGACCTGCGCCTTGAGGCGAATCAACTCCGAGGCGAACAACGCCACATCCTCTTGCATAGAGCGCAAGCGGAGGTTGGCGTACTGCCCCTTTATTTGCTGCGCGGTTGCGGTTTCGGAGGCGAACGACGAACCCCGGATGATGTCCGAGATGCCCGTGATTTCGTAGATTTGGGACTTGATGTCCTCTCTTGCTCGGTAGCATTGGAGGAGGGCATTAGCCAGCGTGTCCAACGGGAGGAGGTCAATGCTGCCTTTAAGTCCTCCCTTTTCGCTGAAAGCCATCCACTTATCAACTGGAATGAGAGCATTGTTGTCACCTTCGGTTAAGAGGCGCTGCAATGCCGGTTGGCTTGCGTCGTATACGCCTCGGACGCGCAAAGCCTTGACCAAGCCGTCAATGCGGTCGGACAGGATGTCCAACTCCATTGCCTGATCTTGGTACAGGACAAAATCGGGGACGGGAACCAGCGTGTCGCTAGTCGTCGTGGAGTACAGCGGCTTGGCGCACGGGAAGAACCCTTCCAGACCCAACGGATCATCGCGCACATCAATGAACTGCGGCAGCCCCTTGGAAAACCAATAAACCTTTTCGCTTTCCTTGTCCCACAGTTCACAAATCTTGGCGCGGTTATAACTGCGCTTGGATTCGTTGTAGGCGTTCAGCGGCTCTGGGCCTTGGTCAAGCGGGATGCGTCGGGCGGTTTCCTCGCCAAAACGTTCCACAAGCGCCTCACGGGTCATGTACACCCAGCGCCATACGCAAGTGACTTCTTCCCATGTGCGAGCCTGTGAATGGCCGAAATCGCGCCAATGAACGTAATCCACCGGGGCGCACTCGTACTCAATGCGCTCCATCGGGGGCGGCGCACCCTCGCCCTGCTCAATGTTGGAGGTGATGGACACGCCGTCGTCACCAATGCCAATCGGGGCGGTATGCGGCTCATAGCGCACCCATGCGGTGCCGCGGCCACCCAAGAACCGATCTTCTACGCAGTACGTCATCGTTGCGCGGTAGTCGGCGTAATGCTCAATTTCAAAGTCAATGGCGCGTTCTAGCAGTTGTCCTGCCACGCGGCCCACTGGATCGTTGTCGCCAAAGCGGCGGCTGATGTCGGCCTTCGGGAGCTTGGAATACACCGCTGGCTTGAGCGTCTGGATGTTTGACCAAAGGATGTTGAACTTGGCCGATTCGTTGCCGCCCTGCCCACGGGTATCGTCGCGGTAACGCTTGATGATCTTCTTGGTACGAGCCGTCCACTTGGCAAACTCGTTGTCATAAGCACCAACGATCTTGAGGTACTTATCCAGCTCTGGTTGCGTCATCTGTTCCATCAGTCTTTCCCTTTGTTGCGGGCGCTAATGGCCTTGGCCTTGGCGCGGGCGTCCTCTTTGCTGCTCGCTCCCCATGCGCGGAGGGCAAGCGCAAGGCGTGTCGGCTCCCCGTTCTTTTCCATCGGGCCAGCCATGTTGCCCATACGGGCTAGAAACGATGCGCGGCGCGGATTATCGCCTGCTTTAACTGGCGGCTTGAGGGTGCCACCCGTCTCGGCCTTGTAGCTGGCGCGACCCTTGGCGTTCAGACCGCCTTTCGGGTTCTTGCCCTCGCTGCGTGTCCACGCTGCGCTCATTTGTTTTCCTTCTTCACGGTCTTGGCTGACTCGCGGAAAGCCTTGGCGGTCGGCGCACCCGGATCACCCGGCTTACGCATACGCTCACCGGAGCCTGCTTTAATGCGCTCCTGTTTAGCAAGTATATTGGCGTACAAACCGGGTTTTCTGTTCATGCCCAACCTCTCACCGGGTTTGCCGGTGGCTCAAGTAAAATTTCTGCGATTTTATTAACATCAAAATCGCTCATGTTAATGACACGCAAATTAGCGTGGAAACCGTCAACTGGTTTCATCTCCGGCACTTCGCCGTCCTCGGTCTGCAATACCTTGCCGGTCGGCTTGTAGATCGCGCCGATCACATCTAGAGCGTACTTATGGGCGTCCGTAACGTGCCAGCCTTGGTCGCCCTCGGTCACAACGCCTGCCGCCTCTAATACGTCGTACAGGGCTGTGGCGTCGGCTGCTTTGAGGTAGTAGTCGTTCATGCCGTGAGCGCCTGTAAGGTGGTGTTAGGTAGGCGCGTGGGGTAGTAAGCGATGCGTTGAATGTAGCCGTTCAAGAAAGCGGCATTTCCATTTGGATTTGCACCAATAAACATTCTATTTACCGTTGGCACGCTTATTGATGAATCTATTATCGGCGTCAAACCGTTGATGGATTCAGCGGCATCATTAGCAGCAAAGGCAAAACAATCTTTAATTAAGAGATTTGCTGTTGCGGTTGGGCCTGTCGTGTTATTAACCTGAACTGCGGCTAAAGTAAAAACTTGAGCGCCAACAGTTCCAGTTGTTCTATATCGTAGGTCAATAAAGTTGTCTGCGGTTCCGTCGCTTATTGCAAGTATATTTGCTGTTGCTGCTGGTTGACGAGCAATAACTGATTGACCATAAATCGTCCCCTCGCTCGCCGAGTACCACGACGAGAAATTCGTCCCCGTCATGCTCGCCACATCTGCGTTGCGAGTCAGAGCGGTGGTGGTGGTCGGGATGTAGGACGTTGCAAAGGCACCGGCTTCTAGTTGAGCGCCCCAGATAAAGATGCCCGAGGTGCCGTCGCCAGTCGTGTTTGAATTGTCTGCATTGGTTGAGTAATACCGCAACCGAGTGCTTGTATTAGTCGCGGCTGTTGTGCGAGTCGCTGTACATCTGTACCAACCATTGCCGACAGACGTTATGGTTGCAGTCATTCCTGCATTGACTGTTCCAACAACGCCATTGGATAGATCAAACCACGCTCTTAAAATGTTTGTGGTTTCACTACGAAGTTCTATCTCAAGCCAATTCCACTCGCCTACCTTCGCATAAATTGACCCCGTGTAGGGGGTGCTATTTGCAAAAGTTGGCGAGATATTTAGATTTGAGCCGGTGGTGCCGTTATTTACTATCAACTTATCGGCAGTAAGCGTTCCATCAGGCGCGACCGCTGCATTTTGTGTAACGGTAACGTCGGTTTTTGACCAGAACGCATTGTCAAACTGTTCACTATAAGAAACGCTATTCGTCCTCGCTTCCTCAATGAGCAATCCGAGCGGCTGTAGCGTAGAGGGGTTGTAGTCAAAGCGAGGGGCGTAGTAGGCCGCAGTCGTCGTCGGGTAATACGTCGTCAGCGACGAGGTGACGCCGCCTTCCATGTTGGCGATGTTGAGTTGTGCGCCCCAGAGGAAAACTGATCCGTTTCCAGTTCCGGTGTAACTTAGGTTTGGAGTTAAATACAACTGGTTTAGCAAATGAATTTGAATGTTTCCAGTAGACGGCGCTACAAAACTAAAAATACACCTATACCATCCGTTCCCCACTGACTGTATAGACGCAACTCCGCTTGCTCCAGACCCAACAACAGCAGTTACTCCGTTTTGTAAATCAAATTGAGGAGAAATCCCTGCTGCAAAAATACCGGCTCCAGCAAATGTTATTGCACTTAAAGTATTTGCTTTTGCAAAAACTGAAAATGTATACGCTACTCCTGCTGTACACCCAGGTTGCGAAATGAAAAATTGATTTGTGGATGCGCCATCGGTCAAAGTGCCAGCAGTTAGTGTTCCGTCTGGCGCGGTTGCTGTATTGGTTGTAATGGTTGTGTTTGACGTCGCCCACGTTATTGAAAAATTTTGTGATTGCAAAACCAAATTATGCTTTGCATACTTCAGCGTACCCGTGGAGTCAAACAGCGTAGCCTGACTGCCGCGAGAGAAGGTAATGCCGGAGTCAAGGCTAGTCGCCCCCGCAAAGTCTAACGACAGCGTAGGCTTTGGGAACGTGCTGCACCCCCAAGTGGCGAGCATGGCTTTAAGTCCAGAAAACCG